CTTTGAATTGTTTGTGGGTAAAATCAAGACCAAGTTTAAACTCTCTTACATCTTGATCACATGCTTCAAGAACCATGACTGCTCGTTCTGATTCTTGACCGCCGTTGCCATACACTAATGCTTGTATCATTTGTTCGTGTGGTTATACTCAATTACAATTTTTTTGTGATACGTGGTGCGGTCAGAACACTCAAAGTAGTGTGCTTTGCCGTCCAAAAGTTCTTCAATTTTTTCTACAAGATTACTGACAATTTGTTCGTTGGTTGCCTTGCGCCAGTCACCCTTAATCATGGGTTCATTATGCATTTTCTGATACTGATGGTTTGCCAAATTATCTAAAAAGTCACTAGTCACGTTGCCTCCATTCATCAATTTGTTCTTGTGTAGGAACTTTAATACTGAAGGCAAGTCCTTCTTCTTCAAACTCTTCGTTCATTTTTTCATATGTTTCTGGCGTAATCTTTTCAAACTCAGTCACGTTGCCTCCAATCGTCAGGTTTGTCTTGTTTGAACCAGTCTACGATCTCATCCGCACCAGAGAACCCTGTGCGGTAGTTAGAGGGGTCTGGATCACCCAAACCCATCTTATTCATGAAATCGTCCATTGTGCCTTCCTGGATGTCCTGCGCTGCCTGACGGCGTGCTTTGTTCAACCAGTCGCGTGCTGTTGTATGAGCCTTGGCAAGTTTCTCTGCCCAGATCATATCCTCTAGTTTTACATCCTCCTTGTTTGCGATCTTCTTACAGATGAATTCTAAGCGTAGTCTGTATTGAGTAGATAGCATGTTACTCCCGCAGTTTTAACTCTAGATCTTCAAGTCGATGATACTCAGCATGTGCTCGCTCTTGGCGATCACACACAATATCGAGAATATCTCTCATGATTATATCGTTATCAACGTAGTCGTCAAGGTACTTATCTACTGCCTCTTTGAGGTATCTGTACCTATGCCATTCCTGTGAATAGGGTTTGTAGTTCATGATAAAAGATCATTCAATTTATTTAGAGGTACAAAAAAAGGGCACCCTGAAACAGGGCACCCCAATTTGGTGTTCCGACTTTTGAAGCGACCGCACGAAAGATCGCATCACTATTTAGATCAGAAGGACCAAGTAACACCAACTTTGGTGCCGTAACCGTTGTCAGCACCGTCGATGCCACCAGCGAAGGAGAGTTCGCCATAAACATCAAGTGCCTCGGTAGCAGCAACGCTACCATAAACCTTACCAGACAGAACGGTGTCAGACTCACCACCGTCAGTGACGACGAAGGAGGGACCGATTTGAGCGCCGTAGGAAACAGCACCAGCGGATCCAGCGTAGCCTACGTGAGCGTCGGTCGTGGTTCCAGTGTAGTCCGATCCCGTGAAACCTGAGTTTGCCTCTACGTTAACGTAGGGACCTGCAAGAGCAGCACCTGGAGCAGCGAAAGCGACAGCTGCGGCAGCAGCAGCGAAAGCAGTTTTGATCATTTTTGTTTTTCCTTTGTTAGTTACTTGCGGAGTGGTTACCCGCAGATGGTGGATGAGGTTTTCCCCATCGCATGAATACAATTTATCAGGTTCGAACCCGAAAAGCAACCCCCCTTGTGCCAGTTTTCAATACGGATTTCCGATCAATCAGTTAAGTAAAATTAATGCGCCGTTGATATCAACGTTACCAACAGTCGCTGTAATATCAACATTAGCAGTAGCAGCCTTAATGTCAACACCCGTTCCACCAGTAAGAGTTGCTTTACCTGATGTTGCCATGGTCATCAGTCCACCAGCAGTCAATGTAGATGCTCCACCAGCAGCAATGGTGGCAGCACCACCAGCAGTAGCAGTAAATGCTGCTCCAGTAGTAATGTCTGCTCCTCCAACAACTGCTGTTATTGAAATGTTTCCAAGCAAACCTCTGACTGAGTAAGAAGCAGTTCTATCCTTTACAAATGGAACAGAAAGTGGGTTTCCAGCAATAATATGTTGTTCTACACCACCTACCCACACTTTATAATCACCAAGAATCTTGTGATTGACGTGACCAGGAGAAACAGCATTAATTGATGCTCGTGGGTCAAACTGCACTGATGTTTCTTCAGAAACACCAAAAATCATTTTCTGACCTAGGATAATTTCCTTATCATTATCAGTATACTTCTCGATGTTACCAGCAACCATAGAAATAGCGCCGCCACCAGATTGTCCTGCTTGAATCAAAACCTGAGACTTTCCAATTAATACCAGTTCTTCATCTGCCTCGATGACAATCTTCTTTGCCTTGATTGTTCTCTGACTACCAATAGCATCCTCAGTTACATCACCATAGGCAAGAACATTCAGAGCATCTTCTTCAGCAACATCACCATCGCTATACTCAATGTATGAAGGTTGTTCATGCTTTTGTTGCTGACCGTGGGAATGAATACAAAGTTTACCACTGCTAGCACCTAATTCTACGTTCCTGCTACCAGTAACAAGCATGATAGCACCACTAGATTGTAATGCTAAGAATCCGCCATTAGCAGCAGGTCCATCAATTCTAAGAGTTGCTGTCAGTTTATCTGGCATCATGCGCTCATAGATCTCTGAGCGAGTCAGAACACCTTTGAAGGCAGTATTAAACCTAGGACCATTGGCAAGTTCCTGAGACTCATCTGGGGTGAGTGCTGTGAAAATACCAGTAGGGTAATCGTTAGCGGGTACAGCGTGTGGCATTATGGGCAATCAACGTAACGTCCAGTTCCAATCTTGGTAGAACCAAGAGTGGTTAGTGCTTCAGTATCTAGACATGCTAGAGATGGTAGTAGTCTAGCACCATATCCACCACCACCAACAATTACAATCTCTGGGAATTCTTCATATGTTAGTTCTCTGTTAAGAGTTCTAGCACCAATGACAAATCCATCTTCGTTGATAATTGCTTCAGCAACATCAAGTTGACCATTAACATACATCTCTGGTGTTTCTGTGTATCCAATACCAGGACTTAGTACGGTATATGAATCAATAATACAGCGAACATTAGCATCAGTAGCAAGATTCTTCTTGTATCCATAACCAGGAGACTTGATACGAATCTCTGTGATAAATCCGTTCTGATCTAGTAATGGAGTTGCGGTAGCACCAATTCCCTCTCCTCCAATAAACACATAAGGAGGTTCTGTCCATGGATCACCTGGATCATCAATAGGAATTTCAATGATTCCTCCGTTCTCATCAGTAATAATTTTAACTGGATTTACAGTAGGTTCTCTAAACGGTTGATATGTATTCTCTGGAGTCTCACCTTCTCCTTCGTCAAAATCACTTACATCATCACTTCCATTCGTGTCATCTGTGACGATTAGAACATCAACTGCTACACCCTTTCCATTTAAAGTAAATCTAAGAATTTCTTCTTCTTCAACAACACCATCATCTTCAATTCCAACTGTAACTCTTGCGGTATTGTTATTGATTACGAATCTTCCAGTCAAATCACCACCAACAATATCATCAGAAGTAATTCCATTTCCAGTTAAACTATAGAACAATACAGTTCCATTAGAGACATTTGTAGTTGTAATTGTGTAGACAATAAATTCTCCTTCTTTAACAGTAGATTTATCTGCTGATACAGAATATGTCGGATCTAGATTCTGAGTGTCATCATCACCATCGCCATCGCCATCTCCTGAATCTCCTGGGAGATCAACTTCGTCTGGTGGGAATGTCTCATTCAATCCATCTTCAGGATTTTCTGGTTTTGGATTATATGGATTAGTGGGGTCTGTTACATCTTCTTCTGTAATAGTACACTTAGCAACATTTCTAATAAAACTAGTTTTAATACCGCTACTCTCTACAGGAGAGTTCATACTCAATTTAATATAAAAATCTTCATCACCCTCTTGTTCTAAATCATATAAGGTAGTGACGGTAATTACTTTCTCAGTCTCGTTTGGCGAGAATCCTAAGATTCCATCTGCTGCTAGATAATCCTTTCCTGCCTCTGCTGATCCTTTGGTAAGAGTCTTATATGTAACAGAAGATGATACTTCAGTATATCCAGTTCTAGTTACAACAAACTGTGCTTCATTTCCTTCTTCTACAGTAAGATCCTCAATATTGTAAGTAATCTTTTGTTTCTTGGTTACTGGAACTGTACCAGGACCAGTGCCACTTCCATCATTTGGAACACCACCAACAAATCCAATAGTTGTTACTGACAAAGGATTGCCTGTATATGCTTCATCACAAGTATACTGAGTATAATCTGCTCCAGTAGCAGGGAATAGATTATCAATACTATCTAACAGATCGTCAAGGAAATCTTTCTTATCTTCTTCCTTCTTCTTTTCGCCATCAGTACAAATAGTCTTGTACTTGGCACACTCATTATTTGGTCCAGAGCAAGAAATGCCAAGTAAGTTCAATACAAAGTTAATAGCATCACCAAGAATATTCAACGGAGCAGCAATAGCACCAAGGATATCTTGAATAGGTCCAAGAACTTTTGCCAATAACTCTTCCATCAAAGAATTCATCTTTGACAAAATACCATTAACTAGAGCATCAACTTGACATGCTGCAGCACGATAAATTTGATTAACATAACTCATCAACACATTTGTCAACCACTTCTCTAAGCGGTCGCCCAAGTCTGCCATTTGACATCCAAGATCTTTCAAGATTCTATTGAAGAATTCAGTGACTGGTGTCAATGCGTTACCAGTATCATTTGGATAAAGAATTGCTCTAATTAAATCCTTTACAGCATTTTTAAGTTTTTCAATAACAAATCCTTTTACTTTCGCAACAAACTTGCGAATGACTTTCATGAATTTGTTGACATACTTTCTAGCAATGCCAACACCATCATTAATAACACCACTAACAGGACTGACTAAGTAAGTTCCAATCTTACCGTTGTTTCTTTGTACCTCAGCAAGAAACTCACCGAGAAGGATTTTACTTTTTTCTGTAATGTCTTGCTTGTCACATTTCTCTGCTACAGACTGACACCACTTTTCGTCTTTTATTCCTTTATACTTTCTACCTGCTGGTGGTACTCTCTGTCCGTCTGCGTTTGTTGTACCATCATCCAAAGCACCAGTGGTTTTATTAGTTTCTCCTTCTCCACCTTCTGGATTTTCTGGTGCTGGTGTTCCGTCAGTTGCTGGATTTACCTGTGCTGCTGTAGTATTGTTATATGTTTGGAAAGATTCTGTAGCTCCTGGTCTTTCACTCTTAGAAACAGTTGTAGCGCCAGGAGTCTGACCGATAGAACCCATAATAATGGGCTTCTGTTTATCATTGTCTAGATAAAAACCAACGACCCAACATCCCTTGATAAGTTGGGGGTGTGCTCCACCAACATTACCAGGCATGAAGGGTACATTGACTGGCATCATCACGTTAGCCCATGGCAAGTCCTTCGTATCAAGGATCTCCTTACTTTTGGGATGATCTCCCACAATACGAACCTTGAAACGGTATCCGCCTTTATTATTTTTTTCGTCTGCGGCAGTTCCTTCGACTTGTCCAACCCACCAGTTAAATCCATCGGATCCAACACGTTGAGTTGGGATTAACTGTGATAATATTTGATCCATACTAATTAGTTGTCATGCAACTTACACTCTGGTGCTCCTGGTTCTTGATCACAATAGAGTTCGAGTGGTGAGGGATCATGATGATCTCCTGCCTCAATCTCTTCCTTATGATGCTCAACATATTCTTCTAGATCATGAAGTTCGCCCTCAATATGGCGACGCTGCTGAGGGGAAGTCATAGGATTCTGGAGAATCTTCTTATCCTCTTCGATATGCTTTTCGATGCTTTCCATGTGTAGTACCTCCTGTGATTATTTAGTGCCATGATTTGATGGTCTGTCCTTTAGACCATACGAGTCTCTCATTAGTCTGAGAGTTGTTGTGAATTTTCCACCTGGACCCTTTCCAGTATCATAAAAGTGTGATACTTCTGAAATAAGATACACACCACTACTTTCTGGATCAAAGGGATCTTTTCTCCCATCTATTGTCGCAACTTTGTTTACTAATCGAATGTCAATTTTGTCTCCAGCGCAAATTTCTGGGTTACCAGGAATTACTATAGTACATAATTGATTTTGTAGCAACTGATATCTTGCTAAAGATTGTGCCGCATAAAACTTTTGCCAATCAGCAAACTTGGTTGGATCTGTTGCCCCATCTTTTGGATCTGGTGAAGCAGGTTTTGCTCCGTTATACCATGATTCATGATCTAAGAATACAGACATGATTCTACTTGGATAGTCAGATAATTCAATCTGATTTGAGGGAATCAACGTAATCCCCTCTTGTCCTCCAAGGTGTGCCATATTGTCATAACTATCTTTGATCTTATAAACGTATTCTTCATACTGTCCAGTAGAGTGGTTGAAAAACACTAGCATACTAGAATACTTACCTTTACGCAACGAAGAAAGTAAGTTAATTTCAGACTCAAAATTAGATTCTAAAATTTGAAATCTAGTATCACCGCCCTCTTGATTTCCCAGTCTTTCTACGTATTCTCCCCAAGAAGGAGAATCTAATTTCTTGGATTTTAATTTACTATTTTCATCAGCACATAAAGAATCAACAGCAAAGAAATTATAACCTCTTTTTGACTCCCAAAAGAAAAATCCACCAGATCCCTTAACTTGTTGCTCTGATTGATTTGTATTTCCAGAATTAGTTGACGTATAATTTGTTTGCGGAGAAACACTCTTTACGGAAAGATCAGCGATAAGATCAAATGGTCTTTTCCTATTAGCAATTATCTTAGTCTCAAATTTAGATGGTTCAGAATATACAGTTTTAGATGCCTTTAATATATTAGAAAGAAGATCTTTTACGATGCTTTCAGGATTCCCAGACAGTGGTTTATTAACTCTGGTAACCTCATTTATCAATGCTTCTGCCGAAACTAAACCAACACTATATGATTGTTTTTGCTGTCTGGCAAATCTATTTTGAATAGTCCAGATAACAAATTCATATTCTACTTTTGTTTTGAACGCTTTAGCATCAACTTCAATTACTACTCTTTCACCACCCTGAATTGGAAGTCCAGCAAGAAGTCCAGCACTATCAACTACTTCCATTTTTGCCGATAAAAATGGATGCGTGATATTCTCTACATATTCAAAACTATTAACCAGAGGAGTAATGGGACGTGCTGGTTTTCCGCCATTTGGATAAATAACGACTTTTGTTAAAGCAAAGTCGGTAGGATTTGATACTTCCATGATTATTTAAGAGCCATGAGACCAAGACTAGAGAATGGATCGGTTCCCATACCAGAAGAACCAGCAGTTGCCAGTCCAAAAGCAAATCCTTGCTGACCATTATTCGAATCTGAAGGTTGCGCTAACTGTGGTATTGTAAATGCCATTGGTTGATACTGTAGTGCTTTTGCTTGAGCATCAACTTGAGCTGATGTTGCTAATAGATCACCAAGAGGTCCCTTTGCCTGCGGTCCTGTAATAGTTGGTGTATTGAGTGGAGCATCTGGATCACCGCCAAGTGCTTCAATAGCAGATCTAACAGCTTCTGGTTTTAAAGTGCCAGTATCTAAGTCACCCATTCCATTAGCATTGCCATTGTTCGCTCTTTGTAGCATGTCTGCATACAATCTCAAAGCACCAGCTTCTGTAATGTGTCCATTTTCTACAGAAAGTCCTTGCCATCCTGCCATTGATCCTGCTTTTGCTAGAGAAGCAGAATCCATTGCTTTATTTGGATCAACACCGAGATTCATTAGATGCGCTAAAGCAAGTTTTTGTTGATTCTCAGGAGTAAATAAAGTCGTATTGGGGTCCATTCCTGCTTGCCTTACTCTCGCCATCATTGTGGCTGGATGGAATTGGAAAGCACCAGCAGCATGAGAATCTGCTCCATATGTTACTCTTCTACCGCCAAATCTTTCTGGCAAATATCCCTCTCCAATAGAACTTCCATACGCCATATCATAAACTTCCTGCATTGTCATTTGTGTCAATTCAGGAACAACTTCACCACCAACTAGTGTGTTATATCTATCCTTACCACCTGCTTCTGTAGCATTGATTGCTGCCAACCATGCTTTTGCTTCTGGAGTGTCACCAGCAAGTTTAGATACATCAATTTCTCCACCTCCACCAGGACCAGGACCAGGACCAGGAGGATTATTTCCATTACCTCTCATCCAGTTAGGGAGGAAGTTTTTTAATCCGTCAAGTAATCCTTCCCACCATGGTTTCTTATCAAAATATTCTGCTAATCCTCTTGCCTGAATTTCAGCAGATAGTTTTTTATTTTGTTTCTGTGCTTCTAAGATACCTTCACCAAACTGGAGGAATGTTTTTCTTCCCATTGCTCCTTCTAGTGGGAAAACACCCTCTTTACCTGCTTCACCAACTAAACCTGCTGTAGGTTGAGTAATAATACCACCAGTAGCAAATGGTGTCAATCCTTCCTGACCACCAGAACCTCCCGCTAAGGCATCATAGATAGCACCACCAACTAAGTCACCAGCAATACCACCAAGAACAGTACCAACACCAGGGATTGGAACAAGTGTTCCTAAGCTAGCACCAAGTGTAGCACCAACTGCCTTTGCCGCTGCTCTGCCAATTGGTTCTCCTAAAGCAAGACTGACACCAAAATCTAATAATCCACCAACTAGAGGAACTCTCTTCAATACAGGACTCAAGAATTTCATAACTCTTGCTCCCTTTGTGAGACTCATTCCTGCTGCTTCTAGACCTTCAGCACCAAATCTCTTGAGAGCAGCTTTTTGTCCATATCTTTGAGCGTATCTCTTGGTAATATCATTTTGTGCTTCAAGTAATGGACTAGCACCAGTTGCTTTACCAGACAGGATTCTATTCGTGGATAACCCACTACCAGTCATACTTGACTGACCAGTCATCATGTTATTGCGGAAATTATGTCCACGTACACCTACTCCTTCACCAGCAAGACCACGAGTTAATCCTTGTCTTCTCTGAGCTCTTCTGCCAGCACGATTCATTGTACCAAGACCACGGCGACCGCCACGACGACCACCAAGCAAACTCAATCCAGTGTCTAGAATATTCCCCAGACTACCAAACATACTACCTAAAATACCACCCTGAGGACCCTCAAACCCCGAACCCTCTGGATCTAGATCACCACTAGATGCTCTCTGTTGAGCCATATTTGCTTTTTCAGAAGCAGCTAGTTGTCTAGAAGCAATCTTTTCTGCTGTATTTTCAGCATTAGAAGCAAGTAGTCTCTGATTTTGAATTTGCCTTTCAGCAATGCCAACCTGAAGTTGTCCTAAGGACTGAATACTCTCAACAACTTTAACATTTACTCTCTGTACATTATCAACTGCCTGGATGGTGCTGTTGTTGGTTCGAACCATCAACTGACCAATCTGGTTCAGAATACCAGCAATGTCTTTGATTTCTGTTGCTGTAGTATCAACAGTAAATCCCGCAGCATTAGTATTGGGGGATCCTTGATATTTTGCAACTTCTCCACCAAGAACCTCTGGATTAATTGCTGTTGGTCCTGCGTCTAATAACCTCTGTGCGACACTAGGACCAGAACTAAAAATTGTTGCTAATGCTCCACCAGGACTAGTGGGAGAACTGAAAATTTCTTGAGAATAGTCGTAACGACCTCTATCTACAAATCCACCCCTAAACCTAGATGCCTGAGATCCTGTTGGATCGATGCTCATAGTAGCATCTTTGGCAAATCTACCTCTGGTTCTAGCGATAGCATCACCGCCAAACGTAGATCCTAACGCTCTCTGGAAGAAATGCCCTCTTCCAATACCAGCTTCTGCTAATGATGTATTATTCTTCTCGGCAATACTCTCAGCATAAGCACGCTCCCTGCGTGCCATATTAGATGCTTTGCCAATTCTATTTCCGATAGCACCAGCAATATCACCAAGAAAATTTCTCTCGGTTCTTAAATCAGTTGCTTGTAGAAACCCGTGTGCCATTATCGTTGCTTAGCTGCCGCTTCCTGTTGTTGTTTAACTTGTTCTAAATGCTGCATCAATAGAGAAACATAAACTTGCCTCTCAAACGGCATCATATTTTCAACATCACTCAAGCTATATTTATGGTGCTGCATTAAAGCAAAGTTGGTCTTATAGTACCCTTCCAAAGTGTTATGGAAGAGTGCTACCCGAAAAAAGACGATAATCCCGAAAATACTACTTCATTTTCAACACCAGTGTTGGGATTTGTGACTTTAATGATATGTTCTAGTTTTGGCGAAGTTTGAAAAAATGCTTGAATCTTCTCAAACTGACTATTGGTAAGATTTTCAAGAAATTCCTTAAATTCTTTCTTACTAGTAGTAGAACTGTCGTATACATCTTCACCATCAAAAAGTTGGTCGATACAACCAGCAATAATATCAATAACAGAATCTGCTGTTGGAGATTTGCCGATAATAGATCCACTGACGAAAGTATCAAATCTTGGATATTTCATCACAATACCCATTTCATCAGAAAGCATGATCTTGTTAGAATGACCCTCTGGTTTTTGTACCTCAACTTCTAACAAATTTAACTTATACGGAACAGTGGTTTGCCCATCATCTTGACATGTAATGTTCATATCGACAATTTCGCCAACAGATACAGCACGGATCTGAAGGAAAATGTACTCTAGATCAAAAATTGCCAAATCATCTATTTTCACGCGAGATTGAATACAACCTTTCAATAGTTGCTTTACTGCTGCTTCAATCTGCCCGTCATCTTCTGACTCCATTGCCAGAAGAAGTAATTTTTCTTCTTTTACTACAAATGGGCGATATTTGATTTTTTTGCCATTAGACGGAATTTCCAACTCATAGGTTGGAAGCACAACTTGTGGTAATGCCATTATGTTTAGACCAGTTCATATGTATATTTAGCGCGACTTTTAGAACCAAAAATTAGCGGAAAAAATTTTCCCACTTTCATGGAATTGAAAAGTCAATTTTACCTGGCAGATGGTTGAGTTCCTGTCGCAACTTTATTACCTTCCCTCTCAACAATTTTACCATTCGGAAGTAACCATTGCTGTATGAATACTCCTGGTCCAGTTTCTACTTCACCAACTAAGACCCCACCAGCAGGAATGTTCGAATCCTTAACATTACGAATACTTCTATCAATTGTATAATGTCTTTGATATTTGAATTGTGCTGTTACTTTCGTAATTTGAGAAGAACCAAATTGCAGTGGAATAGCATCAATGGCGTATGGATATGCTTGCTCCAAAACATAGGTAATTGGTTTTCTTTGTGTTGGTGAATCTGGACCAGTCTCTGCCTTAGTAATTTTTATGGTGCCTGTATATTGATCTCTAAATTTTACTCTAGTAGTTCTACTTTCAGTCGTACCAGTCTCCACGAAAATAGAATTGTACCACGAATTCAAATACTTTAATACAGATAAATCAGCATCTAACATAAATCCTAATTGAAGTTCTGTAAAAACTTTAGTGTGTGGATAATCTATGTTACCAAGTCCAGTATAAAGTCCATTTACAGTTCCAGTTGCTGTATTAATGTTAGGAAGTTGTGCTTCATCACAAAAATACTCAATTTCTTCTGATAATCCAGCATAAGTAATTGGCACATTTTCAAACGCAACAATATAGTTGTTTGAATATGACATACCGCCCCTAGAGGCGATGGCAGACATAAAGCTATTAATTGACACGCTAAATACCTATGTTGGTCCTTCTATATTTATGGCGTACTCTGGATTTTACAAACCTGTAAATCCTGGTAAGTATCGTGGCAACCCAACTAACATCGTTTATAGATCACTCTGGGAACGAAAGTTCATGGTGTTCTGTGATAATAACCCCTCGATAGTAGAGTGGGGGAGCGAGGAAATTATTATTCCATACCGTGCTCCCGATGGTAAAGTGAGACGATACTTTCCAGACTTTTACATTAAAGTAAAAGAAAAAACTGGTAAGTTAACCAAATATATTATCGAGATTAAACCCAAGAAACAAACAAAACCCCCGAATGAGAAAAACAAAAAAACTGCTGCCTATCGTAATGCTGCACTGACTTACGCAAAGAACCAAACTAAGTGGTCTGCTGCGCGAGAGTATTGTGAAGACAGGCAGATGAACTTCTTAATACTCACCGAAGATCACTTAGGAGTCTAACAATGGCAACTGGTTTTTCCACTATCCAGCGCAACACGGTCAATAAAGATCCTGGATATACAACACTCTTTGAAAGAGTAACTGCTGCTACAGGAGGAGAAAAGAAATCTCTCTCATGGTATCGCAACGCTGTAAAAGCAGAAGCAAGTAAATACAAAAAGAACTTCAGCAAATATATCTTAGAAGAAAAGAGAGATAGAGTTGGAGCAGCAAAAGAACAAGACAAGAATGAACTACGTAGATATACAGTAGCAGGTCATCTGTATATGTTTGAGTATAAGGCAAAGATGAAGTGGTTGCCTTACTACGACAGATTTCCTCTAGTATATGTCATCAAAGCACCAGGAAAAGATGAATTCTGGGGTGCTAACCTACACTATCTCTCACCAAAGAAAAGAATCACTACTGTAAAGAAACTCATTCAAGGTAGAGTTGACATACCTAAGGTATGTTTCCATAAATATCTCAGTAACCATGTAGAAGGTCTATATCTTGACCTCGCCGCTGATGAATGGGACACTGCCATTCTCCTGCCAACCGAGGACTATGTGAGAAATATCAATGGAATGGTATTCCCTATCGACAGACAAACTGTTTGGGAAGATACTGATGAGAAGTTCTACGATAAAATCACAGGTCAAAGAGTAGTGAGAGGATACGGAACCAAACAATCCAAGGAGATGTCTAAGTAATGGCAGAAGAGCAATCACCACAAGCACAACCAGCAGCAAAACCTCCTCTGTACGTACCAGATGACTACTTCTTTTCTGGTGGAAAAAAATATGTTTACTCCATGAATGGAGTAAATTTTGATACAAAGCAAATCCAATATGAATGGAAAGAAGTTCCTTTTAGTTTTGCTCCTCCTGCTAAAGGTAAATTAGTAGATCCTCCAACTGGATTGGTTGGAGAATTGACAGGTTATTCTTTTGAAGAGCAAAGAGTTAACTCAGCTGGTGATAGAAAAGCATCATCAGGAAGGATTAATTTAAAAACACTTCCTTCTGTAGCAAGACCAGCAGAAGGTGCTGGGACTTATCGTTATCCAATGGCAGGATCAGATCAAGGAGGTATTACAGCAGACGGTGATTTTGTACTGTTTCAATTTTTTGACTACAGTGCTCCATTTGGACCCAATAGACAACCTGATGCTGGAGTGTTTGACTACAACCAGGCAAACGAATACACCCCAGCTGGTGGTTACAAACCAATCATGCTTTACATGCCAGAGGATGTTTCAACTGGTTTTAGAGCAAACTGGGATGGTAAATCCATGAGTAACTTGGCAACAGATGCTCTACGAGCTATGGGTCAAGGATCACTTGGAAATAAAGCGGCAGCGGGAATCACTGCGATTAATAATTTACTTGACAAAGCAGGACCACTGGCAGGTGCTGCAGCATTACAAACTGCTACAACAAAGTTAGCAGGAGATTCATTATCTTATGACGATATCTTTGGCGGAATCTCTGGAGCAATCTTCAATCCAAATACAGAACTATTATTTGGTGGAGTTCAGATGAGAAACTTCCAATTAAATTACAAATTAGTTCCCAGACACAGCAAAGAATCAGAAGAAGTTAATAACATTGTAACACAGTTCAAAAGAGCTATGCTACCATCAACAGATCCAGGAAGAGTATTTGGATTTAATGCAACTGGAAAAAACAGAGGAATAAAACTAGGATTCATTGGAGTACCAAAACTAGTTAAAGTTTCTTTCATGAAAGGTTCTGGTGAAAATTCTAGACTACCAAGATATAAAATGTGTGCTCTGACATCAGTTGACGTTAACTATACTCCTGATGGAACCTATGCTACATATACTGACGGACAACCAGTAGCAGTTGGGTTGTCTCTTAACTTCCAAGAGACAAAAATTTGTTTTGCTGAAGACATCGACAACTCTGTAAGATAAATGTATTTTTCACTCGTTCCAAACATCTCATACGATGAGAAACCAATCAGTTATCCGTTCTCTGAATCGGACTTTGTAACTGCTAAGAATTTCTTTCGTAGATACAAAGTCAATGATGATGTGTTCTCTAATGCTGTCATCTTTCAGAAGTATGCTATTGAAGATGGAGAACGTCCAGATGCTCTGGCAGAAAAAGCATATGGCGATCCATTCTATGACTGGGTAATTCTTCTAGTCAATAACATGGTCAATGTTCAATATGACTGGCCAATGACTAACTACCAAGTTTATAAAGTATTGGAGAGTGAGTATGATGATCCTTATGGTACAATCCATCACTACGAGACAGATGCTATCGGACCATACAAAGCAGGTCAATATGTAGATGAGACATTCTACAATGGAACACACAAACTAAACATCGACGGTGTTATCACAACAAAAAACGGGAACGAGATTTGTCGTCCCGTTCCCGTTGCTGAGTGGTTCCATGCTGAGAATGAAAAGAAAAGAGAAATCTTTTTACTCAAACCAGAGTATCTAACATCATTTGTTAATGACTTTAGAAAACAGAACCTTTATAAAAAATCTGGAAGTTATATCAATCAGCAGTTAAAGAAAACTGGATGACCTTTTCGGGCAAAAATTTGCCCGAATTTTTTTTCCAGTTTTATGGAATTCACTTTAGCGTTTCGACAGCAGCGAGTGCTTTCTGACGCAGTGATTCAGGGAGAGGAACATAACCAAGAGAGTCTGCTTTCTGCTGTTGCGTAGGCGTCAGCATGTAGCGGAGCATTGTCTTCACATCTTCATTCTTTTCATACTCAGGGTATGCCAGGATCCAAGTCAAGGAGACGATAGGATAAGCATTGGCACCAGCAGGGTTAGCATCAGCACCACGGAGTTGATCATCAAGAATGATCTCACCAAGACCAGCAGAAGCAGTCTCGGCAGATGCTTTCACGAAGTTGCCAGCACGGTTCTGAATGGCAACCTGTTGAAGATCACCACGGACGTATCCATAGTTTACATAACCGATGCTACCAGGGGTGTTGGTGATAGCAGCAGCAACACCACTGTTACCTTTACCACCGATACCAACTGGCCAGTTCACTGCCTTACCTGTACCAACAGTCTTCTTCCACTCGGGAGAGAATGCTGACAGGGAGTTGGTGAAACCTTTGGTAGTGCCAGAACCATCAGAACGATGGACAGTAGCGATGCGCTTATCAGCACAACCAAAAGCAGACCAGTTAGTGATCTTGCCGAGGAATACATCAGCAAGTTCAGTCTGGGTCATCTTGACTTCACAACCAGGATAGTTGTAGGTAGGAACGATAGCACCACCAGTCATGGGGATGTGAACCATACCTTCAGCAGGTTGCTTGGCGTCACTTACAGCACCATCAGAGGCACCGAAGTCAACAGTCTTTGCTTTGAACTGACGGACACCAGCACCACTACCAACTGCTTGATAGTTGACTTGGTTGCCAGTATCCTTAGCAAAAGATTGCGTCCAGTTCTGGTATAGCATAGCGGGGAATGAAGCACCAGCACCATTCAGTTTGAATGGTTCTTTTGCTTGCTCAGTGGAACCACACGCCACCACCAGGGGTGCTGCCAAGGCGGCAGCAGCGATTGCTTTGAGTTTCATATCCCTCTACCTCAGAACTTGTACTTGGTTCCGACTTCAACCTTCCAGTCGCGGGTGTCATCGCTATCTTGGAAGACGTTCTCCCACTTGCCATAAGCGGAGAACTTATCAGTGATCTTCAATTTGCTACCAACTTCAAGAACCTTGAAGGTGTCACTGTCACCACCGTCAGGGTAGGAAACACCCAGACCAGCTTCAATATAAGGGGTCAGACGACCCATTTTGGTTTCGTAACCAACGCGACCCTGATGGACTGCCTTGGAGTAGTCTTCATCAGTGCCTTTAAATTCGTGTTTGGACTCAACGTAGGGTCCTGC